TAATGAGCAAATTACATTCACAACTACTAGTGCAGCGGTTAATAATTTTGGCATAACTAATGCAGCAACAGGTAACACACCTTCACTTGCAGCAGTGGGCGGTGATACTAATATTGATTTTAATATTACACCAAAAGGAATTGGTAGAGTAACTTTTAATGGTCAAGGTAAAATTCAAAGTGTTGCAGAAAAAGTTACAACTGAAGCAACAGCTGCTACAGGAACTGTTAACTATGACGTTCTTACACAAGCAGTATGGAATTTCACAACTAATGCAGCAGCTAACTGGACTTTAAATGTTAGAGGTGATGGATCAAATTCATTAGACTCAATTATGGACACAGGTGAATCTATTACAGTAGCACACATTGTTTCTCAAGGTGCTACAGCTTATTACAATAGTGCTTTTACAATTGATGGATCAAGTGTTACTCCAGAATGGCAGGGCGGAGCAGCCCCGGATGCTGGTAATGTTAGTTCATTAGATACTTATTCATATACAATTATTAAAACTGCAAGCGCAACATTTACAGTTCTTGCAGCACAAACACAATACGCATAGGAGATTTAATGCCTTTATTAGGAACATTTGGAGCCGGATCAGGAAAAGGTTTTGGTCAAGGTGGCGGTGCTGGCGCATTAGAATTATCTGAATTATCAATTTTAGTTTTAGCTGGCGGTGGCGGTGGAGATGGTGTTTGTGGTACAGCAAATGCAGGTGCTGGTGCCGGAGGTATGAGAGTACTTACTTGCCAAACAATAGATTATACAGCTCCTTTACCTGTAGTAATAGGTGCTGGTGGTGCTGGTGGAAATCCAACTTCAGGAAATACCCCTAATAGAGGGGGCTGCCAAGGTATTAATACAACATTTAATTGTCTAGCCGCTAGTGGTGGTGGATATGGTCGTGTACCAGGCGGTTCTGGTGGTGGATCAGGTCACCAAGGAACAGGTGGAACAGGAAACATTGGTGGTTATACTCCTCCTGAAGGTGCTAATGGTGGTTCATCTGGCGGTGGCTGTTATGCGGGATCGGGAGGTGGAGGCGGAGGTGCTTGTGGAACCAACGGATCTGCTGGAGGCTCTGGAACTAGCCCTGGTGGTGGAGGAGCTGGAGGACCTGGAAGTCCTGTTGCATCTAGTTTTGGCCCAACTCAACCTTTCTATGGCACTGATGGTGCAACTTTTGCTGGCGGTGGCGGTGGCGGTGGTTATAACGTAACTTCTGGTGCTGCTGGTGGCACAGGAGGTGGTGGAAATTATAATGGTAATGCTGATGCTAATAAAGGCGGAGGTGGTGGTGCCTCTAATACACCTGGCGGTAGTGGTGGAAATGGTTCAGATGGTAGAGTATTTATAAAAGTTCCATCAACTAATGGTTATACAGTTTCAGTCACACCTGGTACAAATACAGTAGTACCTCAACCTGATGGATCAGTTATTGCAAACTTTAGTGTAAGTGGTTGTTTTATTGTTTCTTAATTGACTTAGATCAAATCTTTTTTATATCTTTACTTTAATATACAATTCATTTATAAATATTTCATAAAGAAATATGAACCTAATTAAATAATGTTTTTAAACAAAAACTCTTTTTGTATTATTCCAAATGCAGTGCCAATTCATATTTGTGATAAAATAATTAAATATGGAAAGGAACATAAACAAAAAATGGCTGTTACAGGTAATCTAAGTAACAGAAAAAAACCTTTAACAAAAAAAGAAATAAGACATTTAAAAAAACATAGAAATTCAAATATTACATTTTTAAATGATTGGTGGATTCAAAGACATATATTCCCAGCTATAAAAGAAGCAAATATTATAACAAATTGGAATTTATCAATTACAGGCCATGAAGCTATGCAGTTTACAAAATATAATAAAGGTCAGTTTTATGATTGGCATTATGATTCTTGGGTTGATCCATATAAAAATAACACCGTAAGAAAATTATCTGTAACAGTATGTTTAAATGATGAAAATGAATTTGAGGGTGGAGATTTAGAATTTGCTTTACAAGATAACAATGCTAGAAAACCTTTAAAAAAAATTCATAAAGTTTGTAAAGAAGTTAGAAAAAAAGGTTCTTTAGTTGTTTTTCCATCTTTTTTATGGCATAGAGTAACACCCGTTACAAAAGGCACAAGATATAGTTTAGTTATTTGGAGTACAGGAGAACCGTATAAGTGAAGAAAGAATATCCTAAAACATTAAAAAGAAATAATTTATTTCCTACACCTATATGGCATGAAGATTGTCCAGAATTTGTTAATGAATTAAATGAAGCATCTGACCCACATATTAAAGATGCTAAAAAAAGAATGAAAAAAGAAATTAGTAATAGAAATAAAAAGTTTGGTGATAAAAAAGATATGGGTTTTGTATATCATTCTAATACTTTATTAAATGATAAAAAATTTGAAAAATTATTTAATTACATAGGTGCAACGTCTAATAACTTATTATTAGAAATGGGATTTGATTTAACAAATTATCAAGTATTTATAACAGAAGCTTGGGTTCAAGAATTCGCTGAAAGTGGTGGTGGTCATCATATGTTACATACACATTGGAATGGACATATATCAGGTTTTTATTTTTTAAAAGGTAGTGAAAAAACTTCTAGGCCATATTTTGATGATCCAAGATCAGGAAATATGATGAATTTATTACCAGAAAAAGATAAAACTTTAGTTACATATTCTACAAGTCAAATTAATTATGAACCAATACCAGGAAGAATTATGCTTTTTCCATCTCATCTACCACATTTACTTAGTGTAGATAATGGTTATGAACCTTTTAGGTTTATACATTTTAATTGCCAAGCTATACCAAAAAGTGTTTTGAAATAATGTCTTTTAAAAAAAACAATTATAAAATAGTTAGAAATGCAATATCACAAGAATTGTGTTATTTTTTATACACATATGTTAATCTTAAGAAAAAAGTTTTTGATATATTAAGTCAAACAAATTACATATCTAAATATAATGATGATTATGGGTTACACCATGACCCACAAGTACCTGATGCTCATTATACTCATTATGCAGATATAGCTATGGAAAATCTTTTAAATTTATTAAGACCTATAATGGAAAAACATACTAAATTAAAATTAGTAGAAACTTATTCTTATTTAAGAATTTATAAAAAAGGTAATGAATTAAAAAGACATAAAGATAGAGAAGCCTGTCAAATATCTTGCACTTTAAATTTAGGTGGTAATCCATGGCCTATATTTGTAGAACCATCAGGAAAAACTAATAAAAAAGGTAAAAAAATAATTCTTGATCTTGGTGATTTAATGATATATAAAGGATTTGAAATTGAACATTGGAGAGAACCATTTGAAGGTAATAGTTGTTTACAAGTGTTTTTACATTATAATGATGTTAATAGTAATTATAAAGAAAAATACAAGTTTGATCAAAGGCCCTTTATTGGGTTGCCTAATGATTTCAAAGGTGTTAAAATAAACTTTAATAAATAAATTGATATGGCTAAATTTGCAGAAATAAAACAAATACAAGATCCTTTTGATTCCACAAAAACTATATGGAAAGTGCAAAGAGTTGTTAGTGTTTGTAATTCAGTTGTTCCTAGTAATGGACACGTAGATGGAGAAACTTGGTGTAATAAATTTTTTAAAGGTGGTACTTGGAAACAAACCTCATATAATACTATAAATGGTGTTTACTATACTCCTGATTCAAATGGTTCAAGAGTTCAAGATTCAGATCAAACTAAGGCATTTAGACATACTTATGCTGGAAAAAATTATGTTTATGATTTTGAACATGATGTTTTTTATGGGGTACAACCATTTTCAAGTTGGACTTTAAATACAACAACTTTTGCATGGGAGGCACCTATAGATTATCCATCAATCACAAAATATAATAATTCTGATAATGAAGTTATATATCATAATATAACTTGGGATGAAACTAATCAAAAATGGTTATCTACTTGTTTTGAAAGTAGAAATTGGGAATGGAATATAAGTACATCTCAATGGGACGAACTTCTTTAGAAAACTTTAAAAGTTATTTAGAAAACA